TGGCTGCTGTGATATTCCCACGCAGACTAGTTATTGCACCTTCTTGACTTGCTGCATTTGCTGTCCAGACTGTAGTAATCAATCCATCTTGATAATCACTATAGGCTTTCATTGCAGTGTTGGCAGAGACAATGGCTGCGTTTGCTCCTGCAATGTTTGCATTGATACCAATTATAGTTGCGTCAATTGGCAAATACGCTGCTACGTTAGCATTGGTGTAGGTTCCTGGTATCCCGGCCAATATGCTTACTCCATTGGCTGAATATACTATACTGTTGGCCAACACCACGTTTGCAGTAATAGATGTAATACCAGTAGTTAAATCATCTGAATTAAAATAACTCATTTTAAGTTACGCTCCATCTTGTTCCTGTCCATAATACTGTTAAAGCACCATAGTTACTGGTGATTGTTCTCGTCGCACTGCCATCAATAGTGTCACTTCCTGCTGCTGCAACTGTAATTCTACGACTTCCGTTACCACTTCGACCACCTTCATCTTTTATAGTGTATTGACGACCAGCCGGTACAGATGATCCAGCCGGTAATGTGACTGTGCAAGCACCAGTTAACGAATGAGTAGATCCAAAATATTGATCAGTTGAGGTCAATGTTACAGTCGATGACGCATTACCAGTTATAACTGTTTGTAATCCATCCGTTCGTGTAATAGTTACGGCACCAGTGGATGCACTCACTATAATGTTGTTGGCGCCAGCCAGGCTGGTTACACCTGAATTTACAAACGACACATTCTTACTCAGCGTGGTAATAGTTATCCCCGAGCCTGCAACCAGATTTACCGTATCGTTATTGGTAGTTGCTGTTACTGTAGTCTGGCCGACAACTGCGATGTTCTTAAAGATAAACTGACTGCTACCTTTATCTGAATTAGTTAGCCCAATATTACCTGTAGTTACATTGCCTGTAATACCATCACTTGCAGTAACACTCTTAACGCCAGTAGTCTGCAACGTGGAGATTGCTGCATTGGCTGCGGTTATATTTGCACGTAGGCTAGTAATCTCATCTTCCTGACTCGCTGCATTGGCGGTCCATGCTGTAGTTATCAATCCATCTCGATAATCAACATACCCCTTCATTGCAGTATTAGCAGTTACTATGGCTGCATTGGCTCCTGCTACATTTGATGCCATTGCTGAATTCAATGAATTAACATAACTAACTACTGCATTATTGGCAGTGACAATATTACCATTGACTGTGACAATTTGTGAGTCAACATAGCCCTTCATTGCGGTATTAGCAGAGATGATAGCTGCATTTGCTCCTGCAACATTTGCACGGAGGCTAGTAATTTCATCTTCTTGGAATGCTGCATTACCCCACAGACTGACAATGCTACTATCTTGTGTTGCTGCATTACTAAACAATGTTGTGATACTAGTTGCTTGACTTGCAGCATTTGCATAGAGTATCGTGATGTCACCCGATTGACTTGCTGCATTGGCAGTCCAAGCGGTAGTAATTAATCCATCTTGATAATCACTGTAGGCTTTCATTGCAGCATTGGCAGTGACAATAGCCGCATTAGCTCCCACAACGTTTGCGTTAATGCCGATAATAGTTGAGTCGTATGGTAAGTATGCTGCTACATTCGCATTGCCATAACTACTGCTAACAATGTTATTGATGGCAATATTGGCTGCGGTTACATTTGCACGTAGGCTAGTAATCTCATCTTCTTGGAATGCCGCATTACCCCATAAATTAATAATACTACTATCCTGCGTTGCAGCATTACTGAACAATGCAGTGATATTAGCTGATTGACTTGCAGCATTGGCATACAGTATTGTTATGTCACTTGCTTGCGCTGCTGCATTAGCTGTCCATGCAGTAGTTATCAATCCATCTTGATAATCACTATAGGCTTTCATTGCAGTATTAGCAGTAACAATAGCCGCATTAGCTCCCGCAACATTTGCGTTGATACCAATTATGGTGCTGTTGTATGGTAAGTATGCTGCTACATTAGCATTGCCATAGCTGCTACTAATAATAGTGGAAATAGTTATATTGGCAGCAATGATGTTTGCACGTAGACTTGTTATCTCATCTTCCTGGCTTGCTGCATTACCCCAAAGACTGACAATATTGCCATCTTGTATTGCAGCATTGGCCCATAAATTGATGATACTACTGTCCTGGCTTGCTGCATTACTAAACAAGGTTGTGATGTTGCCTGCTTGGCTCGCGGCATTACTCCATAGGCTAGTAATACTGTTATCCTGCGTTACAGCATTAGCATATAGTATTGTTATATCGTTGGCTTGGGTCGCTGCGTTTGCAAACAATGTTGTGATGTTGCCTTGGATTGATATAATGTTTGCATTAATTGCAGTTGCATTCGCTGCGGTTCGTTGCACAGTGCCGTCTGAGAATTTCAAGTTGGCATTGTTTACTAAGGACACATTGCCGGCATCTATAGTAAAGGTTGTTTGTACAATATTAGAACCGATTGGCGTGGTCTGAATTGAGATCCGAGTTCCAAGGGTAGTTGGGGTGAAATTTTCAGCGGCCTCCATATTAAAACGTACAATGCTGCCAGCGTATGCGCCTGCATTAGTCCATCCTTGGCTAGTGAGTCTAAATAATGTATCATTAGCCAATGTTTGCGAAGGTATGTCTACATTGCCACGTGCGCCACGCGCTGCAATAGATGCGTAAGTACCTGCACCAAATGCATCAATGCTCATTCTACCTGGTGAATTATCTTGTGCGGTTAAGTGCAATAATGTGCCAGTGAAGTTACGTGGCTGCACATTACCCGACAACGTACCTACAACACTCAATGCAGATTCAGTGGTTAGTAATGTAGCAGGGGTTGCAATTTTTGTTAATCCTTCGCGAGTTACGGTAAATGCTGACAATCCTGTAATGGTGCTAACTACAGAAACTGGACGATTAAATAATATCCGGCCAGTTGCACCGGATGAGCCGACGATAATGTCACGAGCTGGGTCTTTGATTCTTAGCGTGTTGTCGTGGAATATAAATTGCCCAACATCCAGGCCAGCGCCGCCGGCAATAACAAAGTTACCATCGATTGCAGTTAACCGCAGGTCAATGCCCAGCGTTTCATCTTCTACATAAATGGAACCAGCGCCTAACCACAAGCGTTTAAATCTTTTAGTCGGTGTTCCTAAATCATACACAGCATTTGCAAACGGAGAAATAGTACTGTGTGAAATAACTCGACCATTTGCTCCAGTGGATAACGAAATATCGGTATCATCCAATGTACTCAAAGTCAATGCAGCATTAACAATCGGACGAACAATGAATATATCCTGTCCGGGCACAGGTAGAATGATTGGATCCGCAAACGGTATCGTTGTACCTGTTATTACAATATTGGCATTGGCACCAGTGCCCACAAATAGTACCGTGCTGCCCACAGGAATATTAACGCCCGATAAAATATCCTCAATCTCTAATACAGGTGATGGATTTGTGGTAAATTGATATACTGCCCACCCCGGTGGTGTACCGGCAATGCCATTGGTTAATCCGTAGTCGCCAATGTTTAAATTATCACCTTCTCCGGTGCTGTAATCAATGATGTGATCCAATACCAGGTCGGCGACGATAACTTCAATACTGGCTTCCTGCTGAACTAAACTACCCACAGGTAATTTCAAGTTTGGCACACTAACATAACCTATGCCATTGGGAGACAATACAATGTCAGCATTAGCGACGGTGCCAGTAATTGTTTGATCAACTATAACCAAATTACCGAGTAATGCACCAATATTAGAATTGATAGAATTGATTGTAGTTTGCTGCGAATTAGCATTAGCCCATAAATTATAAATTTCAGTAGTTTGCACTCCGGCATTTGCATACAATATCGTGATATTATTCGATTGCGTGGCTGCATTTGCATACAATACAGTAATATCGTTTGCTTGACTTGCAGCATTGGCCAGCAGATAATCAGTTACCCCAGTACTTGCCTGTAGCCATCCTCCTGGTGTTACTCCATCGTGTACTCTAACAGAGTGCAAGGTAGTGTCGATGGTGAGCTCGCCAATTGGTCCAGTGTATGCAGATGCAACCGCAGTATTGCCGCGCTTTAGCAGTACTTCTCTGACATTAATATTTGCTTTCATATCATTACTCCAGTGTAAGATACCACAGCCGTAAGAATGCCCTTCGGTAGCCATACCTCCATCGTACTAGTATTAGTACTAAGGCAAGATAGTACCGCCGTAAGAAAGCCCCCCATTCGTCGTACCTCCAACGTATTAGTGCTTATTCTCATACTATTTCTCCACCATCAATTACGCTGTTATCCACATAAGGAACTGGTTCTGTTAGTGCATAGTAAGCAGGTAGTACTTGCAAGTCCAACGGAACGCCATAGTTGTCATCTACATAAGCTGGCTTTTCTGCATTGGTTTCGAGATCAATAACCTTAAATGTCAACTTGTAGAATCTTTGCTCTAAACTATCGATTGTTTCTCGATCAAACACAAATGTGCCTTGTCCTGCTGCATATGCAACGTTACTGGCAAAAACCACAGCATAGCTGTTCACAGTGACTTTGTTTACAGGATCTTGTATATCTGCTTGCAATGCATAGCCAGTTATATCAACCTTTTTCTGATCTTGATTCTTTACTATTACTTGCACAGGATTGTCTGTCCCCTGATATACTTTGATTGGTCTGCTGTACACTTCTCGGTTCCTTGTCTTAAAGATAGTCTGGTCCCAAATTTGGACCTGGATCGTATTAGGGTATAAATATGTTTGGATAGTAATCATTAGTTGAGTTATCTTTAACATATTTAGCGAGAACTGTGGAAGATCACTACAAACAACTTTTGAGCCAATATCCGTATTTGAGTCATATAACCTATGGCGGCAATGACTATATCGGCATCGTACAAAATTTTGATGAGGTCATAACTACTCTGTATGACTTCGGCGCCCTCAAAGATGCTGCTCTCAAGAAGCTGTTCTTAGAGCTGGGGGAAACATGGTGGTGGGAGAGCAATAGACTCATGCCAATTAATGTATTCCTGAAGCAGGATTGGCGTGAGTTTAGAATGTGCTTACGTACTATGAATAGTAAAGACGTAATTATTAAGATGGGCCCTTATGTGAGCCTGAGAGAATTGGCTAGTAAGCGTAGCAAGCGCAAGTCGATTACGTTAGTTCGAAAAGTTAGTTAGCAAATTCATATTAACTACAACAAGATGTGAATAAGCCACACTATGCGACCGTTTGAATGCATAGCCCTCCGTATCGGTATCCCACACAGTTTTAGCAACTTCTGACCACGTTTTACCCACTAAATGACGCTTGCCGGGTCTGATAATTGCAAGAAACATAGCCAGGCGAGCCACAGTATTTACAGCCTCGGGCATTTTAAGCAGCAGGTCATAATGATTTCCAATGTGAATTAACTTCGCACAGAATTCTGGATCATACAATTTATCCCACTCCGGTTCCTGCTGCATTAGTTCATTTAGATGCTCTTCACTCTTTACTTGAGTATACAACGAAACATTCAACAAGTCCAGTTTGGTGTAGCCACGTTCCTCTGCTGCCTTGTGGTCAATGCTGGCTACCCCAGTGAATGGATCAACCGGAATGTCAGTTACGTAAATACCCGAGTTATGCTTGATCAAATTACCATCACGAATGATGCCTGCAGGATGATGCCGCAGCAGCTTTAGTGCTGTATCCCTATTTGGGAAGTCAATGTCAATATCACTTTTGAATTTCATAATCCTGCTGCTTCTAATATGTTCTTGGCCCATGCAGTATCTTCTCTGTAGTCTGTAAACTTGCGTTGCCAATAGTCTGGATCAATGTGTGGTAGTATCATTCCAACTTGCACTTCACTCAGGCTACCTAAAAATGCAACCCCGCTAGTAGCATTAAATACTACCCAAGGGCTAACCCTGCCAGTGGCAATATGGTGGCAAATACGATTTGCATTGCCATATGCAAAGTAATCTCTGAATCCGTTGCGAAGTTCCGGGTGCTCTTCTGCGTATTGCTGCATTTCTTTTAATGCTCGCTCAAGCGCATCCTGCGGAGCTTCTTTCTTCATGTATTCCGGTAACCATTCTGAATACAGTCTGTCACTACACCAATTGTCTAATTTCTTATTGTTCTTTAGCAGCCAATCCAAATAATTAGTAAAGTTAATACAACGTAGGCCTTGTACATATCTACCAAATTTAACAAATGCAGTATAGTATGGACTTCTGGCAAAGTCATCGTATGTTTTTAACTTGGAATTACCTTGCGTAGATTCGTAGAAACGTAGATATGCTTTAAGTCCGAGCTGTACCCCTGTTTCTTTTTCTTGCTGTGCTCTACGTTTCTGTTCGCAGACATGCGAAGCTAGTGTGCTTTCTTTAACAAATGATTTATTGCAGTAGCGGCATGTATTCATTGACATTTTTGCAGGAAATTTTTATACGCTCGATCAAGTGGATGCAATTTTTCTTTAGTTAAATCAATTACCCATTGTTTATCTATAAATTCCTGCCACGTTACACGTAGACTCTCTTCGTTGATAATGATATTTAACCGAAATAACTCGTTAATTCCGCGTATGCATTGCAAGAACGAATGATAATTATACAGTAGACTCACTTCAATTGAAAACGTTTGCTCATGCGGTATTAACTTACGACACGGAATTCCGGCTAGGGTATCATACTTATTGCTGTGTTTATTATAAATTTCTTTCTCTAAGATGTCAACAACTTCTACTTCGGAGAAATTATATGTGTCCGGGGATAATATATTTAAATCATTTATTAGATGATTATACTTTATATTAGTAATAATTTTATAAAAGTTTGTTACAAAAGATTCAGGATCCGTTGCATCGAACTGTCCAATATTAACCATCATGTTCACTAAATGTCTATAGACACTTTGTGGTCCAGCATATATTTCAATTACGCGAAACTCATCAAGCGATCGTCCTTTATTTGTGAGGTTATTTGACCAATGTATTGGCCAGGCGATCGGTAAGTTACCCTGAAAGCTGTCGAGTCCTAAATTGTCGAGTGGTACTACCGCAGTGCGTATATCTTTTTCTAGAATATCAAGTTGATATATAACTGGTGGTGTCCCCCCGTGGCCATGATAATTATTTAGATTGCTGGGCGTGGGATTATTATTTTTTGTGCCGTATATGAGATTATTAATTACATAGGATACAAAAGTTCCGTGTACGCCTGGCGGATAGTCTACGAATATAATACGATCTTTTATATCACCAAACGTTAAACTCATAGTAACTCTTTAATTTTTTTATCGTCAAATCCGCGCTCTTTGGCCATTTTCTTTAGATCATCTTTGCTATTAAGTTCTGCCATTAACTTAATCTCATCATTCTTCATTGTGGGGAATAGTTCAGCAATAAACTTCTCTGCTTTATTGTTGTTACCTTCTTTTTTCTTAGCGGCAAGCCATTTGTGATATTGCTTGCCCATACCTGGACTAACAGTACTAGCCAACAACCACTGAAGCTTTTTATGTTTGCTTGTGCTAATGTCAAAGAAGTGCTTGTTTAGCTTTTCGTTGCAGCTCATTACATAGTATGCTGCTAGGTCAGCACTGCCTTCTACCGTGGCACCCCATCTGATCATAAGGAATGGTGAGAACTTTTTCTTTTCGTCGTCGCTGAGACTGTCATAGAAGTCTCTATCTTTAAGATCGAACCGCAACATCTCATTGCCGATATTTAATTTTTCAACTGTCATTTTTGCTCTAATAGTTTATAAAACAGTATAACACGGTCTAGCTCTGCTTGTAAACCCGGATGGGTTTTAGCTTTGCGGCGTATTTTGCCCCACAAGCTGTCTGCCATCATAGCTTCGTGGAGATCATAATCTCTGCTCACTTCATGCCTTTCGGTAGTGCCAGCTTTTCTGCGGTAGATAACATCGTTTACTCGTTCGTAAATGTATGTAGTGTCCGGATCAAGCTGGCTAGTCATTACCAAATCTTTCCGTAATCAACAACTTCGCTTTGGCGGCTGATATCTTTAATGAAGTATGCACATAGTGGCTTGTCACCTTCTGTTAAGGGGACGGCCAACATCTGTCCAGGTTTGAGCTTTGGGAAGTACCATTTGACGTCTTGATAGATGTCAACGATTTCAACTGGCATAAACTCTGGGCGGAAACTAGTGCGCGGGTTAAAACAGAATACGCTAAAGCCCCTGTCATTAATGCTGCTAAGTGGCACTACTTCTAGATCGCCGAAGTCTGGTTCGCCAATTAGCAATTGCCAATCAACAGGCATACGTACAGTATGCGGGCCAATACGTAACACCAATGCTGGGCTATTAAATGACTCAAGGAAAATCAAAGGAATATAAAAATAATCCGGATCTTTAGGATCGCTATTGTCTAGTACACAGAAGCGTACCTCGTCGATCTCATCGGGGATTTGATCCATTGAGTAGCTGGTGTTGTCTAAAGTTAAAATGCGAATGTTATTCTCCTAATTATTGATGCCGGGGATTGGCTAGCACTGTGCTGTTAAACGTATAGTAACACATTTGTATAAACAATGTCAAGCAATTTGCCAATCCATCTTCTCTAATGTAAATGGATAGCTAGCTTCTGTGTAAAACTTCTTACGTGCAGTTAAATGGCGCTTGGCAAATTTGCATGTACTAGTAATATCCCAAATCTGCACAAAGTCTTTATCTTCGGCTTTTCGGATGCCGCGGCCAATACTTTGGATAACTCGTACAAACGATTTACCGGGCTCAATGAGCACAAGATTAAAAATACGGGGAATGTTAATACCCACTGCTGCCACACCATAAGTTGCAATAATAATTTTGTTAGTAGATGTTGCAATTTCATCGTATTCATCCTTACGATCTTTTGCTTTAGTTGATCCACTCACAAAGACTACATCAGGTTTATCGCTTAACAAACTAAACAATGTGCTCAATTCCACCTGCAAGATCTTGCCCGTCTCAATTCGGTCAACTAGTACAAGGGTGTTTCCACCTTCTTTAATCCTGTCAACTAGTGTGGCCAAATAAGCAATACGTTCCGGCGTAGTGGTCAAATACTTTAGCTCTGCTTGGTATTCTTTGTACTCAACATGATCCTTTAGCTGTACAATGTTAACATGACAGTTGGCAAGATGGCCAGCTTCCTGCAATGTGCTTGCTGACAGTCTACCAACTACAGTGCCAAGGCTACAAAAGATACTAACTTTCTCGTAGTCTTCTTTTGGGATAGTTCCAGTTAGTCCCCATCGAATAGGCACGTGAGCAAACACACTAGTTAGTAAAGTTTTAAGTGCATCAGCTTTGGCCATATGTACTTCGTCAACCATTATTAGTGCAACGCCCTCAATAAAGGCCATAATGTCTGCATCGCCTGTCTTGGTATTCTTCAACATAATGTTAAGACTTTGCCATGTACAGATTGTATGCATTTTACCAAAATCTTTTCTGTCACCAAAATATACACCTACATCGAGTCCAAGATTAATGTAGTCTGCTTCAGTTTGTGTTACTAGACTTTTGTTTGGTACGATGATAATACTGCGACCATATTTTTCAGCAGTAAGCGACAAAGCTGCGGTCATGATTGTTTTGCCAGCGCCAGTTGCAATTTCTTGCAACGCTTGCGGATTAAGTAAAAAGTTGTTAATGATCTCAACTTGATAATCGCGGAACATAATTGGCTGACCGGCTGCAATGTGTCCAACAGGCCAAGTTCTGTGTGCAAAGGTATCTTCTTTAAACTCATCAAACTCAACCTTATTGCTGTAAGTACGACGATCTTCAATTTCAATATCGTAGCCCTCTGCTTCGAGTATTGGCAAGATGTCGGGCAGCAAGTTAATATAACTGCTGCCGCCAAGATGAAAGAATGCAGCTTTACCATCCCATCTACCTAGCCGTACAGCCGGTTGATACTTGGCGCCAGGGATCTCATACTTGAACTTGTCCACTAATTTTTTGCGTGTGGTTAGTTCCAGTCCTTTAATCTCGACGTTAACTTCGTCACGTATAATTAGTTTAGCTTGCAATGTCTGTTACCTTACTCTTTGTTCGTTTATTATACACATCAACAGCACAGTATACAACCTTTCCGGCTCGTTGAATCATTAATTGCTTATCGCCACCAAACATCATGCCGGCGCTGCTAATAACTAACGGAACAATCTCCATCTTACGAAGAGGAGCACTAGTGTATATATATCTATCTGATGGCGCTGGATCAGTGTTCTCGTATTTACGTTTACTTTGGAATACTTGATTAGGTCTCAGTTCGAGTAATCGTTCTAGCATCTTGCCCGTCAAGTCTGGTTCGTAAACAACAACCGGCCAGCGTTCCATCTTATCTGCGTAGTCTAGCACACTTGCAAAATCATCCGCACTCATTAGTGTTCCCGGATTAATCTTAACTTCTCTATTAGAGATAAGATTGTAAAACCTTGCACCATATTCTGTAGTCAAGGCATTGGCAATATCTGCGTGTACAGTATAGCCTAATATAGCACTCATATCCACTAATCGCATTAAGTTAGAAAACTCAAGGCCGCCGAGATGGACATTTACGTAATTCAACAATGAATCTGCTGCATTACGGATAGTTAATTGTCCCGAATCGGTTATGCATAATTCAATTGCATAATCAGAAGATTCAACTTCAGTTAATTTATCAAATAAGATTGTAATAGCAGGATCAATCTCAAATTCATTTGCAGTGCACCAGGCAATTATCCAGCTTAGATTATATTCTGTCAGAGCAAACTCCCATTGCTTGTTAGTACGACTCCATGTAGCACTGCCCTGACTTGTCTTAGTAAAATCACGTATATGTTCGATCGTATTGGCGTTATACGGAAAGCGAAGAATGATAACATCGTTCTCTATGTATACACGACGACTGTAATCCATTATACGAATAGCTGTACGCCATTTTGGATTTTCAACCGGACTTACATCAACACATTTAGTCGCAAGCTGACGGGTATACTTTAAAATAATCCTGCAAGCTAGGTCTGCTTGGCGCTGAGTAAATGGCTGGTTAGTCAGGCACTGCTCGGCCATACTTTCTATCACGTTCACATCATATCTGGCTAGATTGATAATGGGAGTAACCGTAAACAGATATGTAGTGATTCGGTTACCAGTTACCGGATCTCGAATCCCCGCAATTACTTCAATAAAATCTTCAACGTATTGCAACGACATCTATGACAACGTCCGTGTTGTTTTAACTTTGAGCCAATCATTTGATCCATCGGTTGGGCGGCCAACATATCGTTCTCCAGTTTCTAGGTCAACCAGCATCCATTTTTCTGGACACTTAGTCACTACTTTGAGAGTTTTGGCTATAGCAAGTTCAGTTACTTCGCTACCATCTAATAATTTTCTCATTTTAATAAACAGACGTGGCTGATCTCATTGTACGTTGGTGCGTAATTACCACGATGTTGCACAGTAATGCCTGCAGCAACGTTAGCAAACATTATAGCAGCTTCTATGTCTTTTGTTAATAAGTATCGAAATGTAAGTGCAGCCAAGAAGGTGTCGCCACACCCGCATACATCAGTCACGGTTGCTTCAATAGTTTTGAACATTTTTCTAGTAGATACATCACCGACGAGCGTGTTATACATGGCTCCTTTCCCTCCCATTGTTACAATTAAATTATCATGGTCTGATGTTCTGTTCTTGTATTCTAACTCATTAATCTTAACAAAGGCGCCAGTAAATCTCTTGAGATCTGTTTTCTTTGTATCAATAAATACCGGGCATCGGGCTACGGTAATGAGATCTTCAATGTCATTGTAGTCCAGAAATCCTTTATTGTAGTCTGAAATGACTATGGCATCATAGGTATTTGCTGCTGAGTGTGTATTGCGATCCCATTTAGAAACAGCTGGTTCGTCATCTACTCTGAGTAAGTGTTGACCCGATCGTTGATCGATATACCTGGTCTTAATTATAGGTTCGGGATTGGAAACAAAATCTACAGCAATGATATGCAAGTTTTCAAAATTAAGATTTACATTCGCAGCCATACCCGGGGCAATAGTAGTTCGCAGAACATTAATTACAGGAACAGGCGCTTCTGGGCTCAATCGGTCTACTGTACCGAAATTGTATATATCGGTGCATTGATCACCGATTAGCAATACGTTGAATGATTGCAGTGCTTGAGTATTCTTCGATTCTGTCATAAAATATCACTTCTGGTACGTATTGTTCTCCGACAATACTTTTGCCGCGGTAGTCGCTACCCTTGACCATGATGTCTGGCTTATATTCTTGTATAATGCTAATCAATTCTTCTCGACTGTCAAACAACATAACAAAATCTACGCATCGCAAACAGTGTAACATAAACGATCTGTCTGCTTGATTGTTAATAGGACGACTTGCACCCTTTAGTTCTGTAACGCGACGGTCAGTGTCAATACATACCAATAGCTCACTACCCATATGACGTGCAAATTGCAGCATCTGCAAGTGGCCTCGGTGCAAGATATCAAATGTTCCGTTAACTACAATCTTTGTCATATAATGTATTGTGCAGTTTGGTTATATCTGCTTTGGTATAATATTGATACTGATTCTTAATATTGTCGGGCATGGGTACGTATTCAATTCGGGCATTGTACTTAGCTGCAACTTCTTCTGCTACAGTCTGAAAGGACTTTGCTTGACCTGTACCGATATTCCACAGACCTGATTCCCGTACCTTAAAGAACTGCATGTGTGTATCTACCACAGTGTGAACCGAGACAAAATCTCTAAAGAATTTATCCGATCCTGTAAACAATTTAATAACACCAGTAGCTTCTGCCTGCTTACTAAACTGATGGTATGGGCTGGCCTGTGTACCCTTGTGGTCTTCGTGTGGGCCAAATACATTAAAATACCTAAAGCCCTGTACACGAATATTATTGGCTGTATATTCTGCTACATGATGATCGAACATATATTTGCTCCATGCATACGGACTCAGTGGACTTACTGGATCAGTCTCCCCGAATTGCTTGTTCTGACCGTACACACTTGCGGAACTGGCATATTGCAGATTTACTCCATACGCTGCACACTTGTCATACAGCTCGCAACTAAAGTCATAATTTTGCAACATGATCTTCTCTACGTTACACTCTGTTGTGCTGCTGATAGCACCCAAGTGAATCACCCAATCTAGGCCTTGCACTGTTGGGAAGAAGTTCTTATCCCACTCGTACATGGATACTTCATGCTCTGCCGCCAGTGCATTAACCATATTCTGGCCAATAAATCCGCAGTGTCCAGTAACTAAAATTTTCATTTCTGACTATCTCCGGGCAGGACTCTATAATTGTCTTCTACGCTGTCTGGTGTGCTGACTTCGCAAATTACGCCGGCTTCAATGCAGATAAGTTGATGTGGTAACAGCGGGGGATTATGCCAAGTATCGCCAGTATTCAAATCATATGTAGTTTGAGTGGCATTGGCAGTATTGATGCAGATGACTTGAAACTTACCAGACAGTACTAGCCAAGTCTCATCTTTAACTGCATGAAAGTGCATACTAAATCGAGCACCTTCGTTAAATTGCAGCATCTTGCCGCAGTACTTGTCATTGGTGGCCCAAATTAATTCTGAACCCCAACCTTTATCTACATATCCATCTAATCTTGTCATTCACAATCCTTATTATTTGCCACCCTTACACAAGTAAAACTATGATTAGCAGCGTAGCAGTAGCAATTATAGCATACACCATACTATAGGTCAATACTGCAATACGTGGTAATGGATTAAAATAGTTAAATTCTCTCCAAACGTTTATACCAACATATATCACAACAAACATTATTGCAAAGATGAGTGCGGCTCTAGTCATTTACATATCTCTTTAATTTGTTCTGCTGTGTAGTTATGCTGGATTCCACTAGTACGACATTCTTTTGTACTGTATTCCGAAATAGCAATGCCACCAAAAATAAGAATAAGCCAAACAATCCAAATAAGACTGCCCCAGTCAACTGTGCTATTTGCTTCTGTTTTAGTTTCTGTTTTAGTTTCCATTTGTAGCCTCTTAGATAATTGGAATCAATACGTCGGGATTAGCAGGATCAAACTGAGGGTTATTGTAGTTAGGATGATTACGTAATACCATCCTTTCATTTTCCTCAGCACGGTCGCGGAGCTTAATCTGACGGCGCTCTTCTCGGGCAGCATCCTTGGCGTTTTCGTTCATTCGATGCCAGTGTGCCAGCTCAGCCTTCATAGTTTTATTACGGTGCAAAAATGCAATAGCTGCAATTGCTATCGATGCAATAACTGCCAACCAAGCCAGTACATTAGTCATATCAAAACATTCTCAATACTAGTGCAAGCAACCAAACCCAGACTGGGAGTGTAACCGCAGCACAGACCAATACCAACATAAGAGTTATGTCAGGTAGATTGGCTTTACCATGTTCGTTCATTTTGCGTCCTTGGTACAAGTAATCTTATCTGGACCATACATCAACACAAAGTTGCCGATGCCGAATGTACCAAGGAGCCATAGTGCTAATGTGGCGCCGCCGATCCAGGCAAAAATTAGTTTCATAGTTTAACTCCGAAATGCGTAAACAACAATTCACTGTGATGTGTTGCACCATCGTCATCGGATAATACCATATCACATTCCTTCACAATCAACTCGGCGAACTTTTCTGCAAATACCTTGAGTTCAGCATTGTATGATATCTGTTTATTGATATCTTCTTCAGCCATAAATTTAGCCTGTTCGGCAAGTTCTTGAATTCGTTCGTTCATCTCACGCTCCTAAAAAGATATTCATCATTCTTTAATTCTGAGATAGTGTCTGATCCAAGGACCCACTGCTGGGTGATTCTGGAACACTCTCATATTACCATGTGAATGAGTAAGCTGTCCATTTTCTTCTGCCAGTAGGAATACATGCGTACCTTGGATAATGCTGAGCCCAGCTTGAAACAATCGATATTCTACATTGCCGATTTTCTTCTTAGCGAGCCGCATCCAATCTTTAGGGTTAGCACCGTCGGATACATCAGTATTGCCCCGTGCCCTTGACTGCACAAAATAGTCGTCAACTGGTACCTGATCTGAATTTTGGGCAACCCAATCAGCAATGTATTTCCTACAGTCGTTAGTTGATAATTTCATTCTTCCACTCCAAAATGTTCTGTAATAGCAATAGCATATTGAAGTGGTGTTTTATTAATGTCAGGCGGAACTTTCCGTTTAATGGCATTGTCATACATCGCTCTGACACATTCCCGAACAATTAACTCGGCAAATCTGTCCCGGAAGCAGTCTGGAATATACATATGTTGTGTGTCAGGGTTTTGAATACCGTCAACATCTGATATTGCCTGAGAACATAGTTCTTTAATTCGTTCGTTCATTTTGGTTCCTTCCCATTGAGCCGGCGATGGAAAAAGAATTCCCAAATATTCATACCACCGATGCCCAAAAATGCATTGAATGCAATTACTAGCACGGCGATAACGATAACAAGAAATACAACAAGATAGATCATTTTTTACTCCGAAATGTTTTATGCAATGCTTCAAGATAATCGTCAGTGCCCATGTGTAGATTGCCATTATCAATCGCATCATAAATTCCAGCACATTCACCGACCACCAGCGCAGCAAAGGTTTTTGCAAACTCTGCGGGGATGTACATACGGTCAACATCACCATTTGGATCATCCCCATTCATCACTATAGATATGGCCTTGAGGCTAAGTTGTTCAATTCGTTCATTCATTCTTCTACTCCTTAACTTCGCAGAATGCACGGTTGACTATACAACATGTAAATATTGCAATTACTTGATACCATGTAATTTGAGTTGCGTGTGCATAGTCGGGCATTGCTGAGAAAAATGCAACACCATAATTGGCGATGGCAAAGCCGACTGCTACTGGAATTGCTGCTTTCATTCCTTAACCTCCAAAGTATTTTATAATTAAATTCAATGCCAAAATAGTATGAGTGTTAGACACCACCTCTTCGGCATGCATCCAAACACCATCCGGATTATCATCAGTCCGGGGATTCTTCTTCCAAGCTGCCATGGCACTTTTGAGATAACTACGCTGTTCTTTTAATGTCAGCACAGTAATTCGATCTGCTGTTTCGAAATCTAGTGTAATAGGACCAATTCGTTTACTCATTACTTAACTCCAAAGTGTTCTTTAATCTTTACTTCACCTTCAATCCATGTTAATTCCATATTTTCATTAACTTGGTCTAGAGTTTCTAGAATAATCAACTCAGCGAACTTGTCAATAAAGTTAACCTGAGTTTCCCAAGAGTTGTTTTGTCCACTGGGATGCGCGGCTGTAGATTCAGCAGCCTTGTTCCATAGTTGTTTAATTCGTTCGTTCATCTCACGCTCCTTATGCAGGCTTCATACAAGTCACAGCAGCCATTTCTTTCCACTTCAACGGAAAGCTCTTACGCAAGTCTGCAATCTTAATTGCCATACGCAAACTAACTTCGCGCAAAGCATTCTTATTAGACTCCAGGAACTCAACGATCTCGTCTTGTGCAACTTGCTCAAAATCGTAGTCTGCAAACAAAGCGCCATCTTGTGCAATCTGCTTGATACGCAAAACGCGATCACGCATGGTGTCTAATGTCAGATCCAAGTAATGGCATCGCGATTGCAGTGCATCCAAGTGATCTCGCAGTTTCTGCGACTTCATTTTGTCAAACTTCAGATTAGTAATAAAAATCACACTTCCGTTAAAGTTGAAGCTGTCCGGGATTCCTTCGCGGCGCAGGAGATTGCTATCACTCAACCAGCTAATCTTACGCTTCTTACCAGAGTCCAGGGCACCTTTGAGCAAGTTCAATGCCACGTCGTCGAGTAAGATGCTGTCGCAGTCATCAAACACCAAGACACAATTAGAATCAGAATACTTGTACAATGTACTGTACAAACCCAATGCAGTGGCACTACCTTTAACAACTTCTGCACGAAGCTTCTTGCCCGCAATAGTGTCAAACATTGTAGCTTTTTCAACAATACGTTCAACACCGTAGCTCTTACCAACACCAGGAGGGCCGCTAACAATCATTGCACGGATATTGCCATCAACAGCAGCTTGGCTCATCTCATCCAGAATCTCAAAGCGGCTGCGAATACGTGCAATAACTTCTTCATCAGTTTCGATTGTTACTGCTTCTGCAACTGGGGCGGAAGTTTGCACCACAACATCCGATTCGCCTTCTGGAACAAATTCGTAGTCAGCAGTACCGCTAACTTTGACACGGATGGCTTCTGGAAAGCCCGGGAATTTACCATTATTCTTAACTGTCACGTAGCCGCCTTTTGCAGTTTGTTTATATTGCTCAACGAGCTCGAACGCTTGACCTGAAACATCAGTAGTACGGTATGCGCCAGTGCGAATGCGGATAAAACTTGGTGTCATTTTGTGTTCCTTTTTACTTACTATGCTACTATTATACAATTAAAGGCATTTCTGGGCAAACAGTTTCCAGCATTTGTGGCGTAATAACAACACCACCGTATGCTTGTTGATACGTTTCTGCGACAGATTTGATGTAAAATGTGTAAACTTTACCCAATTTTGTAATCAATGTGTACTGCATTTCGGAACCCTTTTTACTTACTATGCTACTATTATACAATTAAACCCATTTCGGGTCAACCGGTTAACGAGTGTATGTTACACCATCATTACACTTAAATGTCGTAGTGGGCAAGGACTGGATCATGCCCATGGTACCGTTTGTTGTCATCCCGTAGCTGGTGGTGCCTTTATTTTGAGCAGTCACTTGACAATCATGTGTGGACTTGAACGTCCCATGACTTAGATTCCGAATAGGTGCTCCAAATAACTAAGGGAAACATTATGACTATGACAAGTACGATTAACACTTCAGGAAGGCTGTAGCCCGATTGATTGCGTTTCATGATAGATCCTTGAGCTTACTTTGGAAAATATACTGCGGTTAATACTAGGAGCACTATCAGAATGATAAACGGCTTCATATAAGACATATCAGTTCCTTTGTTGCTATGTATGTATTATACAATTAAAGGCATTTCGGGTCAACCAACAGATTCCCTGCAGTTGTAAGATGTCATTCCTCTACTCCAACCTGTTTTAGTATATTAGCTAATTCGCGATTTCGACAATCTTGTTCTTTTCGTTCGCGCTTGACTGTAGTTGACAGTCTTACCAGCATATCATAATTA